AACACTGGCGCGGACATCCGCCACGGCCAAGCTGGCGCTTTTTACAAGCCCACCGCTGATTGGATTGGCATGCCTGACAGGGAGCTGTTTGTAGACACTGAGACCAGTTCAGCGACCGAGGGATATTACTCCACAGTACTGCATGAGCTGGCGCATTGGACTGGGCATCGCAGCCGTCTGGATCGTGTTTTTGAGGGGTCAAAAAGATTCGGCGGTGAGGCTTACGCCTTTGAGGAGCTGGTCGCTGAGCTGGCGTCAGTGTTTGCCTGCGCCGAGATGGGTGTCGAAGCTGAGCCAAGGGCTGACCACGCGCAGTATCTAGCGAGCTGGCTGAAGGTGCTGAAGTCTGATAACCGCGCCATCGTGACAGCCGCGAAGCATGCTCAGGCAGCCGTGGAACACCTTCACAGCCTGCAAGAGCCGGAGGTGTCTGAAGCCGCCTGACCCATCTGATGAGGCGGGAGTGATACCCGCCGAAACGCCGCGAGGCGTAATGGGAATCTACCCTAACAATCTGGAGATAGACGATGAAAATGATAGCCAAAGAAGCACCTACAGGCCAGCGCGTTTTTGTATATTACAACCTTCACTTGCATGTCTGGTCTGTCAAGGCGCTAGACGGACCAAACAAGGGCCGCGTAATCGCGCACTGCAAAGATCTGACGCTCAAAGACGTTACACCTAAAGTTAGTGAATCTGGCCGCCAGCGGGTGCTGAGAGAGAAGCGCAAAAACGTCCACGCTGGCCTGATGGGCGAATGGATAGCTCTTGAGTATCCATATGTTCACACGGCATCGATCACCTACAACCCCTACCGATCAGCATCATTCACATACTTGCATGAACAGCGCATTTTCACTGGGTCTAAAATGGTGCATATGATCGGGCGCGACGTGAGAGTCCACTGAAGCACCTCAGCGACCAAATCAGCCGGCCATGTGTCGGCTTTCTGGGTGAAGGCCCAAGGGCCGGACACTCAAAAACAATCTGGAGATTGAATTATGTTTGAAGACTTAGAGACCGACATCAAGAGCGCACCTGTTGCGCGTCACGCAACACATCAGCACAATTGCGACAAATGCAGCGGCACTGGCGTATTCCATTTTGGCTATCACAACCCGCGAAAGGGCAAGTGCCACGCCTGCAACGGACGCGGTAGCTTTGCCACCTCCCGTGAGCATCGCGCTAAGGCCCGCGCTGGTGCGGCAACTCGCCGTGCTGCAAAGGTGGTCAACCACATGGAGCTGTTCGCAGAGCAACAGCCAGCGGCTCACCAGTGGCTCACCAGTGCGCGGGGTGACTTCGCAGCGTCATTGCTTGAGAGTGTACGCAAGTATGGCTCACTCACTGAGCGGCAGCTCTCAGCGGTCCACAACATCATCGCGAAAGACAATGCGGCGAAGGTGGCAATCAAGCCCGCGGCAGTGTTAAATCTTGCGGCGGTATTTGAGCGATTCAAGATAGCCCAGTCCAAGGGCATCAAGCGTCCCAAGATGAACGTCATAGACTTCCAATTTTCGTTGGCTCCTGATCACGGGCGCAATGCTGGTCACCTATACGTTAAATCAGGCGAGCAGTATGTTGGGAAGGTGTCGGGGGAGGGGGAATTTTTCCGCGCTCGCGAAATTTCTGACGCTCAGGTCGATGCGCTCAAGGTGATCTCGCAGGATGTGCTGGCGGCTGCGCGAGCATACGGGCAGAAGCACGGGCAGTGTTCAATGTGCCGCCGGTCCCTGACCAACGAGGTCTCTATCGCGCTCGCGATGGGGCCGGTATGCGCGGACAATTGGGGCTTCCCCCATGACCTCGCGACAGCGCAGGCGAAGAACCCTGAGTTCTTTGAGCCGGCGTAGTTGACGCCCGCCCTTGCCGATGATAATCTGATTGGCAAGGGTTCAAGGAACCCCTAACCTTAGACACAATCTGGAGAGCCATATGGAAAAGAAATACCCTTTAAACCTCAAAGAATCTGTTAACGATAGAATCGTGCGACTGCTGAATAACGGGGAGGCGCGTGACTTTGTTTTTAGGGATATCGCCGAACACTGTCAGGGCAGTATCGACAGCAAAAAAAAGCTGCAAAATCTGGCAGATGTTATCGCTCAGATAGACCTGATGAACGTGTTCGCAACAGGCACCGTGCCGAAGTCTGCTGGGGATTAACGCAGCACATAAATGGTATATCGACCATTAACTCAGCCGGCCTAGCGCCGGCTTTGTCAGTAGAAGCATTTGGCTTCTGAATGAAAACAATCTGGAGAAGATTATGTACAAACATATCGATAGGCAGGACCAACAAGTCTTAGATTTGCTGATCAAAAAGATCCTCGCGGACGGGCATCACATTGGCGTCAGCGATGGCGAGGAAACGGTGCTTGATAACAGCTCCCAGTACGATGAGGTTGTTGAGGCGCTGGGTGGCACTGGCGAGGACTGGATCAATGTCTTGGACGCTGGGACCGGCAAGGTAATCACAGCGTTTTATTGCATTTATGGCAATGCATCCAAGGATTACCCATCTGAACTGTTCGCCGATTATTATGTTCACGAGTACTCTGATGAGCTGATCAGCTATGTCGAGGGTGCGCTATGAAAACTATCGACATGACCCCTAGCTGGTCCGACGTTCTGCCTATGCTTCTCGCCGCACATAGCGATGGGTCAGCGGAGGGAATTGACATTGCCCAGAAAGAGCTGGAGCGCATGGCTGCCATCGCTGACAAGTGGGTGCAGCAGGAGAGACAGAGGGACCAGACATGAAATTATTCGAGCAACATCAAGCAATGGACCTGTCGCCAGTGTGCGAGGCCGCAACCGCTGAAGAGGCCGCGACTATAGCCTATAAGATCGTGTGCGAGACCGCTGCTTATGACGGCTACAGTCCCGCGATGGAGGTGCAGATTCGCAACCCACAGCAGTCAAAAGAACACGGCTATGTCGGCGCGAACTGGCACGTTGTCTGGGAGTGTGGGCCGGATCACTGGGCTGTCTGTCAGCTCCTGACGGATGGCAAGAACTGGCACACCGAAACACACTGGGGCTTTGACCTCGTTTTTTATGAGGACCATTAAAATGAAAAAGAAAATAGAAACCATGCAGCTCCCTCCGCCAATTGCTCGCAAGGGCAAGAATGCGCGGAGCAGCGTCCCGCACCTGAACAAAAAACGCGAGGCCAAAAAGCAGGGTGAGCTGGGAGGCCAGCAATGATATACCAACACCTGAGCCGTGGTGACGTTAGGCGCTATGCCAAGCTTGCAGCCGAAGGGTCCACTATCGCTCAGCTCGCGCTGGCGAGCGGCATCCCTGCCACGCGGATCGCACGTTGCATCAGACTGTTTGAGATGTACGGTGAAGGCGCTTTCCCTGTCGATCCAGACTCACTAAAAGGCAACAACGAAGAGCTGAGGAAGCTGGTGGACCAGCACGGAATGACACGCTCAGAAATTGCAGACTGGACCCAAACGTCACCCCAGACCGTGAAGAACTGGCTGCGACCTCAAACGAGCGGAGGCTGGCGTCCAATGCCATCGGGCTACTTGGAGCTGGTCAAGCTAAAGGCGGGGTCGGTATACGCAGATAGCATTCAGGAACAGGGTTAGAATGATCAACCTCGCCTAGCAGGCTGTCGCCTACTAGCTCAAAAACGGAGACCCAGTCTCCCTCGGCGCTGGTTCCGGCGACTGCATACCAGCCCTCATCGACTGGGGGCTTATTCTCAAAAAAGAGCCAAGAATCACGATGCAAATAGACTACGCTATTATGTTTTTGTTTCGCCGTGTTCGCCATTATGGTCACCTCTAATTACTTGGATCGCGAACGAGCCTTCCAAACTCTTAACACTCCCAGCTTGAGCTGGTTTTGAATGCCGTCCAGAGGACCGTCCGCGTAAGGATAAGTATCTATTGCCGCACGGCGCTGTTGTAGGGTTGACAAGTTCATAATGACAGGCGGAGCAGCGATGAGCGCCAGCCTCAACCCCAGCTCTTGAAACTGAGGGTCCAGATGTTCTTCGATATACAGCTTCACGCGAGGATACTCAACCTGTTCAGCGGCAAGCCGGTAGACTCCCCTTAGTTCAGAGGGCGACAATGTTTTCGCGCATGATCATCACAAAATCAAACCAGTCAAGCGTGGCCTTGCACTCAGTAGTGCGAGGCATGTCAGGATTAATTGCGTACAGGGGTACTACGCACTGAGTGGCCTGCCTGTCAAAACGATACACAAGCGCGGGGATGAGGCCTGCCTTCTTCGCAGCATGCTCTACTTGTTCCCACCAGTCTTGACGAAACGTGGACCCCTTGGCGTATCGTTTACATTCGATGGCGAAAGGCGGGACGATGATGTCTGCAAGCCCTTGCTCCCTGTACTGGTCCAACACCCTGTTGATTGGAGCGTCTACCACCTTACCCAGCTCAGCTCTTAACTGAGAGGCAACCTCGCGCTCAAATGCAGCGCCTTTTGTTCTGCTGTCAGTCATAGCTCTACCTGTAATTCCAGTTTAGTGAATCGTTCGTTGTTGAAGATTGCTAGTGGCTCAAAGTCTTCTTCGTTACGTTGGTTGGTTTTGGATCTTCCCGCCATCAGAAAATTATCTGGGGTCAAAAGCTTGGTGTATCCGATTGTTCCGCAAGACCAGCGCACTACAAATAAAGTTTGCAGGCCGTACTCGTTAACGAGCCTAGCCATGTTTAGCTTACTCAGCCGGCAGTACACATCTGGAACCGCTCCGAAGGGCAAATTCTTGGTCCTAATTTCGACAAAAAATGAAATGTCGTTAGAGCCGCATGTGGTAAACGCATAGTCCAGTGCGTGGTTGCGCGGCAGGCCGAACAGGTCACGGCCCCAGTGTGCTGCAACCGCGACAGCCAGTTTGCGCTCGCGACCGCGATCAGCGTCAGTTTCAAAAAGCTCTATCGCAGGCATCAGCGACCGGCCTGCCCGAAAAGATTTAAGTCAGAAATGCCCAGCTCTTCGTTCGTGTGCGTTCGCCATGATTTATGCCGTAGAGAACACTGGGTGCGGCGAACAAAAAACACACCCTTACTCTCGCTGACTTTTGCTATCAGGCCGTCATCCAAAAAATGTCGAGCCAACTGCCCTGCGCGAGGATTGGTGACATTCAGTGCGGCTGCAATTTCCGTGAGGCTAAACTTATCATCGGACTTCATGAACGATGACTCCCTCAGCTCTTTTAGAAGCTCTGTGGTTGGCCTAAAGTGATTAGTGTTCATGATTTCTACGGGCGCAAAAGTATTCAGACACGACATTTCCCTCTGGGCTTTTAAGGACCAGCTTGTCTCCCGTGTTGGCGCTACGCACAAATTCGTCCCAAAGCGACATTGCCTGCTGTTGGTCTGGGATGTTTAAAACGATGGGCGCGTGGCCCTTGACCAAAATCTGGTAACCATATGAGGGGGCTTTCGTCATGCATTCTCCTGTTCATCAATCAAATTTTTAACGCGGTCGAGTAGATATTCCTCTGTGCCATACCGATCCTCAAACCGGACCTTCCACGGGTGTCGCGACACATACGCCGCGGTGTCTTCACTGCCGCGATGATGGAAAAAGCACAGCGGTATAGCGTTTAGGTGAGCGCTGGGTTTTGTCTTTCCGCCAATGTGATGGATCTCTGTTGGCGTATATAGACCCTCATGTAGCCGGCAAACAATGCAGCCCAGCTCGACAATGCGGTCCAGCCACTTGCGCTCTTCGGCGTTTGGGCTGCGCCCCTTCATTTTTTCGGGCGACCCATAACAGCCTTCTCAGCAACCGGCCTACGACCATTGTCTGCCAGATAACAGTTAATCGCTTCGACCATCACACCAGATAATGTCTCGCGCTTCTTTTTAGCTAAGGACAGCAAGGCCTGTCGGGCCTTAATGTTTAGCCTCATTTGTACTAACACTCGCGGGTCTTTAGTGTTCATGCGCTGTATGCCTTCCTTTCTAGTCTTCGTGAGGCGCTGTCAGATCGCCATTTTTCAAACTCAATCTCACATGCGCGAAACTCACTTTTAGCTGCCGCAAGTGAACCTTTAGCGACACCCTTGGCTACACGCGCCTCAAACACGGTCTGATCAAGATCGGCGTAACGGATCTGGGCGGCATTTGTTTTGCATGCATTGGCTTCGCCGCGCACCATCGCCTGCGCGTTGACCATCTTTTCTATTGCCTCAGTTTGAGCAATCTGTTGTTCAGCAGCCTGCAACAAGCGGCCAGCGTTCCTGATATTCTGTGCAAAATCTTCTTCATCCATTTTCAAGCTCCGGTCGATAAACAAATGGGCGTCCGCCCTTCGTGTGAAAGGCACGGGCGGGAGTCCGCCATAGCCCGATGGTTCCTTCAAAAGCGCCGAGTCGTTGCTTCTTGACCATCAAAAGCATGTCTGGCTCTTGCAGTAACTCCTCGTCCTCCTCTCTGCCCTCAAAGCCTTGATCAAGCCAAAACAATCGATCCTTCTTTTTCTTGTTACTCCAGCAGGCGCAGACATTTTGCGCGTTGTCTGCAAGGCCACCGCTACCCTTCAAATCATCCACCGTGGGTTTGGGATTATCGCCATCGGCATGACTACCTTTGCGCGAGTGGTGTACCAAAACGAGGTGGGCATTGTGCGCCCGCACTAGATTGGTCAGCTCAACTACGAAGTCGCGCTCAAGTGTCATGTCGTTGGCGGGCATATTGATGCGCTGTAGGCAGTCCAGCACGATAAGCTTGCAACCCTGCTGAAGCATGTGGTGGACCTTGGCAATGGCGCTGTGTGGTCGGTCAACCATCTCGTTAATCAGTAGCAGGCGCTTACTCATGAGCTTAAAGCACTTATCTTCGTAACCCTCTGTAGGGCTGGTTGAGTTTGCGAACTGGTCTACCATGAGTGTCAGCAAATAGGGCGTGTCCATCTCGTATGAGATCAGGCCAACCTTTCCGCCGCTGTGCATATAATCAGCAACAATATAATTGGCAAGCGTACTCTTGAAGCTGCCGCGAGATCCAAACAGGATGGTCACCTCGCGTGGGCGAAGTACAAACTTATCCCCGAACCTATCCCAGAACGGGAAGTGAGCGTCTTTGTTGACGCCATCGTTACGAAGTTGAGTCACGGCTTCCCTAAAGTCACTCGGCTGGTAGATGTTTGCAAACTCTTCCAAAGAGCTGTTTACATCGATCTGCTCAAGCTGCATAAACTCAGCGTCTGAAACTTTACTAGACATACGCGATGGACTCCTTCGTTGGTGCGGACTCGTCTTCCCATCTCCGCTGGTTGAGGTACGTAGCAAGGTGTGGGATGAACTTTTCGTCCGCACCGAAATCTCGTTTCTTGATATCTTTCAAGATCAGCAGGTGTTCTTTCTCCGTAAGCTTCTTAAAAGCCTTGGCCGCTGGAGATTTTCCAACTTTTCGCGGATAGCAAGACCAGCACTTGTCGAACAAGATTTCATGATCGTATATGTCACGTGACTGTCCCGTGACTGTCACGCCTCCTTCTTTATTCTTACTTCTTATTTCTTTTGTTTTAGCGTCCGCGCTTTCTTTTTCTCTCTGCTTCCGCTTTCGCAAGGCTCCGGTTGCGTCTTTACTCTGCTTCTCATCCCAGCCATAGATTTCCCACTCCTCGGTGATCAGGCAGACATCTATCAACCGATCCTTTACGTTACCCATCTCCACCTCAGACAGGCCGAGGTGAACTCTAAGCAGCCTGTCACGCAGGCGTGGCTCTTCTTCCATCAGCCCGTCCGCTTTTGCACACAACAGGCTCACGTAGTGCCAGCGGTCATCAAAGCTAAGGATTCCAACCTTGGGGTCTGTTGCTATGCCGGTGTACAGCTTCAGCCACTTCACAGTTTTGCCTCCGTGCGGTAATGTTCGAGTGCATTGGTCCCTAGCCGGCCAGACTCACGCTTGACGGCGTCCGTAAAGACTTGGCGATCCTTGGGGCTAAACGCTCTGCCCCTGTCCTTATCGTCAATGCCCATCCGGATGACCAGCTCATCGTGTTGAGGCATACGCCTACCGCCTGTCCGGCTTTCATAATTATCGTCAGGGAACAGGTCGGTCATTTTCAGGCCCACGCTTTCGATAATGTCTTGCGCTGAACAGCCGGCAAAGCAATGGACGATGATGCCTCCGTCACGGCCAAACCCAACCGTAAGCGAGGGGCTGCGGTCTTCGTGCGCTGGGCAGCGAGCAATGTACTTATCGGTCCCAGTAGCGCGATAGCCGTCAAGTCGCGAAAGAAGATCTTCCATCTTTTGTCGGATCATGTGGCTGAGACCAAGAGCAAGGCAAAAGTAAACACGCAAAAAACAGCAAGGGCAAAAGCCAAGTCGGCCAACGACTGGTTAGTCTTACATCTCATAGCGGTGTCGCCCCGCGCAGAGCCATCCTGTCCTTGGCTTGCTTACGCATACGTGATTTTTCTTTAGCAGCCCGCTTACGCCGAGCGCCTTTATCGTTTGCGTGTCTGTACTCCCAACTGCCTTTGCCTTTCATCGTAATCCTCCCGTGTTTGTGTATAACACTACTTAAAAGAGGCATACAGATCAAGAAACATCGCTCTAGATGCAAATATAATATTCCTACTATAAATGAGAACAATTCTCGTCAGTTAAATATATCCCTTATTTTACTGTTTAAAAGCCCAACCAAACCATAAAAAAATAAGTTTAAACAAAACAATTGTTAATAAGATTGGATTAAAAAGGCAAACAAAGATGTAACTTTTGATTGCGTGATTAAATTGATACCACAAATTACAAAACCATAATTAAGTTTGACAAAATTGCAAAAAAAGAACATTGTCGTGTTAATTGTCATACAGATGTAGGGTTTTCCCCTCGTTTGAACTAACCTGCGGAGCGTAAAAAATGACGAGGACTAAGCCCTTAGACCTCAAAGGACTGACTGAAGACACTATGGAAGGCACCAGCGATAAAGAGAAATCGGACCGAGCAGCTCGATTCCAAGGCTTTCTATCCCGACACCGAATGCCTAGACACGGTGCCGCATCAGCGATTGCAGATTCTATAGGTCTAACTCCCGCAACAGTTAGTGCATGGATAAGAGGCTCTTTACCTCGCGATCCAGTAGTGCTTTTTAAGTTTTGTGACGCCTATGATGTTGACCCGCATTACTGGGTCAGCGGCTTCGGAAGACCTCGCGCAGGATTAGACGCATCACGACTGATCATCGCAAGTGGCAAGCTAGAATCGTCCATTAACCGGCTAGGCACAGCGCTGACAGAACGGCAAAGACTTGTTTTGCTCGCGGATGTGTACAACGACACCGAGAGAGGGATTGATCGACTGGAACAGCTGTCTAGTCTTCTTGACGAATCTAAGGACCAGCCTTAAAACAGACTTCATATCTTAAAAACAACGACACGCGAGGCCTGCCTCGCTTTTTTTTGCTTTGGTTTTGACGGATAAGCACGGCGTGTCGCGTTTTCAGGCACATAACCATGTTGCAGATTAGTAAATGCACATATTGATTTGACCTTGCGCCAAGTTGTGATATTGTTCATCTCAAGGACAATTATCGAGGAAAATCAATGGCTGCTAATAAGAAAGTAATCTGGGACACTCTTTCAGAGATCAACGTGGAACCTTATATCAAGTTTCGAGAACCAGTAGTTGGCACATCAGCAGGACCAGTACCCTATCTACCGTGGACCAAGATGCATGTCTTGATGATGGCCCACTTTCCAGAATACGAGTGGAGCTTTAGCGAAGACCACCATAAGCGAGAAGCCCACTACTACGAGGGTGGATCATGTGAAGTCAGATGCACCATGAGCATCGGCGAACACACCATCATCACATCCCTGCCGGTTGTTGACGGCCTCACCCCTGAAGCTAATCCTGACAGCAGGCATATTGCCAACGCTAAGCAGCGGTGTCGCGTGAAATGTGCGGCAGAGTTTGGGTTAGGGTTTTCTCTCTGGGCAACGCCTGAAGCCTTTATCCCCCGTGAACGGGTTAAAAGCAAGCAGCAGCCAGAAGAGCCAACTGCGGTTCCAGAAGCCGCAGAGAAAAAAAATATCATTTCCGAAGAGGAATACTTTGTTAAGTATGTGCAGAAGACAAAAACCAGAGCCGCAGCTCTGGCGGGTCGAAAAAAGCTACTGAGTGCGCTGAAAAACCGCAAGAGATCGCCGGAGAAAGTCGAACAGATGTGGATTGATCTTTGCCAAGCGAACGGGTGGGAGCAATGAGCGCTGTTGCTCAAGGTAGTGCTGAGTGGCTGGCTCAGCGAGTAGGCAAGCTTGGCGGCACGGCGGTTGGTGTATTAGAAGGCGTTAATGCATATACAACTCCGGCGGACCTGACTAGACGAATGGTTAGGGAGCTGGCTGGAGCGCCTAGCGAGTTTGTCATGGTTCCCGCAGTCGAACATGGCAGCAGAATGGAGTCGGTTGCTCAGGCGTGGTACGAGCAGCAGTTTAGCGTGGCCGTGGATGAGACCGATTTTGTCGTTCACTCCACATACGATTTTTTGGGCGCTAGTCCGGACGGTCTGATCGGGCTAGACGGCGGAATCGAAATCAAATGCCCTTACCCAAAGTACACCAAAAAATGTTACTCGGTTTTTGACAAAAAGAAACAGATGTATTTGCAGCAGTGCAACATGGTGATGGAGGTATGCGACCTTGAGTGGCTGGATTTCGTTTGCTATCTGGCGGAGTCGGACACCAGCAAGCCACAGACGAGCATTGAGAGACTGTACCGCAACCCAAACTGGTTGCACGACATGCTCCCTGCCCGCCTACTACCAAAGCCCATCAAAGGCAGTGTCCCAAGGATCGATCTGTACACCGAGTGGCACACGCACATTACTGAGGAGTTTAACAATGAAGATCGGCGGAAGATTTATTGCGACCCAGAAAAAGAAAAGTACTTAACGGTGGACGATGCTGGGGTGGCGAGAATCTCTTCGCTACTGGCGCGGAAGTCGGACCTGATGGCCGAGTACACAGACCCGCTGGCGGAGATTGATGCGATAGCCGAAGAGGTGGATGGCTTAAAGAAAAAAATAGCTGAACATTATCTCTGCTCGGTCACAGATGGGGCCACAAAAATACTAGTCATTGAGCGTAAAGCCGCGGTGGATTACAAAAAAGCATTTGAGGCATTGGGGGGTGAAGACTCTTTGGTGAAGCAAAATCTAGGATTAGACGAGTTCATGAAGACCAGCAACACCCGAAGCATCAAAGTTACCTACGAGGAATTAAATTAAATGCAAAAACATAACGCTTTCGATTCTCTAAAGGCAGGCAAAGGCCGTCTTTATCCGACTCCAGTTGAGAAGAAAAAAGAATGGCTGGAACGCAAACAACAGTTCAGTTGGTTCACTGAACAAAGCGAAGATCAGCAGCGGGCTGCTGTTCCGTTTCTGGACGGCTTTATTAAGATCGACCAGTCTGTAGTCGATGCGCTCCAAGAGGCTGTGCGAGCCAGCGACACCGGCAAAATACGTTATAAGCTGGAAGCCAGCAAGCAGATGGGTGATGACGGCAAACTAAAACAAGTGAACCTTGAGTACTGGATTCCCAAAGAAAGCAACAGGACCGCACCGCCTCCGCGTCAAGAAGCGCCTGCTACTGACGACTTTGAAGACGACATACCCTTCTAGTGCATAAGCCGCTCAAGAGGAGGAGTGTTGGTAGCTGGCCGGTCTGGCGCGGGGATTCAACGCCGGTCGGCGATGTGACCAGCAACAAGGTTGGGTCTGGTGCTAGAGCTAACGGTGGAAAACTTCCGTTGGACTTAGTGCCGGTCGCTGTCTGGCGTACCGTTTGGAAGCTTAAACTTTATAGCCACACTAATATTGATCGAATAATGATTGCATTAGAGCTGTGGCAGGGCGGCACAACCGAATCACTTGACCAGCTAATGGTTGGTCAGGACTTATCGGGCGCGGTGGCTGTGCTGGAGTATGGCGCAGGCAAATATGCAGCGTGGAATTGGGCCAAAGGAATGGCGTGGAGTGTGCCACTGGGCTGCTGCTTGAGACACATACAAGCAATCCTTGACGGAGAAGCAGTTGACATGGAGTCACAGCAGCTGCACATCGACCATGTCTATTGCAATATTATCATGCTGCAATATTTTGCAGCGAACTATCCGGCTGGGGATGATCGCCCAATTTTTGTCAGCTGTGACGCTGAATAAATTCCTCGCTCAATGGGTAGAGGTGACATTAGAGCGATGGGGTGATGATCCGGTTGATCTGCTAGTTCACTTTATTAAATCCGATCCAGAGCCAGACGTTGGCTCGTTTGGCGAGGTAGATGTGATGTCGGTGCGCTGCTGTCAATTGTGTTCTGGCCTAAGCATCACCAGTGAGGAAGAGGACATTATTTCAGAAGCGGTATGGCAGGCCATAAGTTAAGGCCCAACAGGAGAAGTCCCGTGGTAGTAGATAAAGGAGGGTTAGTACTAGCCCGAAAGGCGGGCCAAAGTGTTTATCTTGGCCGGCAGCTCGACCGCAATGCACTGGAAGAGACCTATTCTGTCAGAGTAACCGTTGAGAGGATCTATAACACCGCATCGCCAGCTGTGGTATTGCACATCCTTTGCGGACCTGAAGGTGCGTTGGGCGATTTTAATTTTATGTTGACAGAGAAACACACCAAACCTATTGAGGTAGCCGGTGTTCTTATTTTTTTTATGGGGGTGAGCAGCGGTGAGGCTGAGCATGGCAAATGCTATGCCTGTAATAGCGAGGTTCAGCATTCGCAAAAATGGGTCGATGCCCGCATTCGGTTTGTGGCGGATTCGAGCATTAAGATATTTCGCGGGTCCACCTTTGCGGGATAAGAAGAAGATTAAGATTTCCAAGAGGTACGCCAAGGCTGGCACAGCGCTTCGCAGAAAACTTAAACACATTGATGACCTCAACTCAGAATTCCCTGAAAAACCTTGGGTCACCCTGCTAAGAATGCACTACAAGCCGGTTTATATGATTCGGCAAAACAAAGAAACGGTCGAGCCTTTGCTTTCGCATGGACTTTTTGGAGACAGAATCTGGAAGGTTGGGGCCGGACTGATGACTGAAGATGAGGCGATGTGCCTCGCAGAAAAAATAAGAACTAGCAATCAGGAGCCACGCTGGGGTACGCTTGACGGGCGATTCGGCTGTGGGTTCCTTGACGATGATCAAAAACCATAGGAGTGGAACCATGAAAACATATCGCGAAGTAGCAGAGCGTTACTTGAAACGACCCTCACGCAGGCTCAACCGCCCGAAGGGTGATAGCTGTATTCGATACGTTGGATATGCTGTCAGCCGGTTTGGCGACAGGCCTATAGAGAGTTTTAAAAAGTCAGATGTAGTTGGGTATGTGGAGGATATGCAGGACGCTGGGCGAGCAAACGGCACAATTAATAGCCGCATTAGGTATTTTTTAGCGGTCTTAAACTATGCCAAAAATGATCTGGAGATCATCGGCTTTGCCCCTTCGTTCGATGCGCTGCCTGCGAGGACCGCGGGGAGAGTCTTGACAGACACAGAGCTGTCTGCGCTGATGAGGGCATTGCCCCCGCTCAGAGCAGACATGATGGCCTTTGGAGTCTTTACTGGACTTCGAGGATCTAATGTCAAAGGACTGCTCTGGTCCCACGTAAAGGACGGGCCTTATCGGCTGGAGATTCCAGCAGATATGACTAAGGCTGGCAAGATGTTGGTCTTACCGATTTCGGTCACCGCAATAGAGTTATTATTGCGAAGACGCTCGGTTCAAAAGCAACAGGGATATGATGGACCTTTTGTTTTTACCCGCGAGAACGGTAAGCCGCTGGCGTTAGGGACCAAAATGTCGGACGTTACATTCCGCCGTGCGGTCAAGAGAGCGGGCTTAGCCAAGACTACTTTCCACGACATGCGGCACACATGGGCAACGCGCCATGTCATGGCTGGTACTCCCCCTCAACAGCTGAAAGAGCTGGGCGGGTGGCAGTCACTGGACATGGTAGAGCGTTATACGCACCTGAACGTAGGGGCGTTACAAGCCGTTTGTGACAATGGAAGTCTGGAGAATGTGCTTGGTGATATCGCTATTACGGATTGCACGGGCTAAAGGCTCTTGTTATTCGATTTGGTTATAAGAGTTTAATGTTGTGGTGTTTTAAGGTACTGTTTCTTGTTATAGCTACGTAGCTCAGTTGGTTAGAGCACAGCATTCATAATGCAGCATACAAAAAATAGCACGTTATAAGGAATTACTAGTTAACTATTATTTAGGGTTTGATTTTTAAATCTAACTAACAATCCGCAGCCGGATCTGATAGTTAACTAGCAGCCAAAAGCACAGCATTAATGCTCTGTCTCAGAACCCTCATCACTGGGAATCAAGTGATACTCCAGCAACTTTGCAGTCTCCATGCTGTGTATCGCACCCAGAGCAGCGACCAGCTCGAACCAGTCCCATGTGCCGCCCATAAACACCAGCTCGTCAATGTCGGCACTGTCAGTGATAGCATAGAAGCAGTCTACCTCTCCGTTCGCTAGGCGCTCTCTCAGGCGGTCCAGCTCCTCTATGGCATCTGCGTTGCGTAATTGAAGAACTTCTGACATTAGGCCTCTTCTCTCAGTTGCCGGATTTCATAACGATGGGCGGCTAAGTCAATCACCCGCAGCTTTTTCTCTAGCTGGCCCATCCGATCCCAGCGAGCAATCTCTTCTTCTGATCGGCCACATCCCTTGCAAACAGGATCTCCGAAAATCCTGCTGGTGCAACGACCAGTACACGGGTTGTCGGCCAAACTTGTAGTGACGCCGTTCAAATTCATATCTGCCGCCTCCGGCTTTCTATTAGTTAACAATAGCGCTCTGTCCACGAAACACAAGCACGGGCAATACTGGTTAATGTGCCATTTTTTTGGCTATTTAATTTTATTTTCACCCTTATTTTTCAATGACTTAGAGTCTCCGCTGGGCTGTTTTAGGCATATTACGCAAAGAAATAAGCTGCAAAACCCCAAGTCAACCCCCGCAATTCAAGCAAGTGAACACCATAGAAATAGGCTGAAACCCTTGCGGGGCGTGGGCTGCGGAGATTTGGCGGGAGGGCGTTTGATATAATGGGCGTGACAGCGAGGGTTGACCCCCACGCCATCACTAAACACATCACACAATCTGGAGGAAAGCAGATATGTCTAAGGACAGTCTAACAGTTAGGAAGATCCGTAAGAAGCCCTTGCATCGAAAAGTTAAGTACCTACTCAACAATGACTGGAGTTATAGCTATGAAAGAATTTAATTATGATAAACACGACAGCCCTTTTAAATATGAGATAACCTTTTTAGAAAAAGGCGAGCGTAAGGGGTGGTGTCAAAAACAAGACGGCACTTGGCGTTATATGTCTTTTGGCAAGGGCGCAGTTGTGGTTGAGCGCTCACCCGCTGCCTACAACTGGAATGAGTATGATTACCCAAGTGAATCCGTAGACAGCATTTCAGCCACTTTGATTGCGAAGGGATACACCAAAACAGAAGTGTAACAGGGTCAATGATCAGGGACGGCGCTATTGCCGTCCCTACTTCTTCGCCTTCTTCTTGGCACCCGCCGACAGATCTTTAAAGTGACAAAGCTTCACACTGGACTTGCCATGAGCTTTGCCTGTGTGCAGCTCGCCATTCGGCATCTTGTGGCTACCGCCCGTGTATAGAGTGCCGTCTTTCTTATAGTGCTTAGCGCCCTTCAC